GCAACCTACCAACAATCTTCTCTATAGTTTGATACGTGTTTGCAACTGTCGAAGGGACTACCTGCTCACTGGTCAGTTTATTATACCTATGCAACAATGTGCGCAAAGAAACAACTTGTTCACCGAAATGTACAAGATATTCATTACTAGTATCACTACTAACTGTACCAAGTTGAACTTTACCATTAATAGGTGTACAGATATACTCATCACTCTGAGGAACAAAATATGACCACTTGTGAGAAGTATCCAATTCTCGAGCACCAGCTAGTTCAAAATTCTCTCCAGCGCGTACAAAAACGAGAATATCCACTGAGGATGTCAATGTAGGGGCGGTGAGAGCATTCTGCACTCGAACACAGAAAATACCGTTATCTTGTGTATTATTATGAGTTAGTGTGGGAGTGCTGGAAGTACTCCAATCTAATGATCCTTCACTGTTAAGTAGGAATTGTAGAGCCTGCTGATAAGGGATTGTAAATTCAACCTCACGATTCTCACCAATATCTAAAATAGAAGTTTGTACTGTATTGGTAGTACTATCACTTGTAAGAATATTATTTACTCCCGAACCATAACTAGTTGGATCGTAACTGATTTTCAACTTTCCCTTGTGATATTTTGATGCAACCACTCGAAGTGTGACAATAATATCACCCCTCCAATGAGAAAACAAAAGTCGAGCCCAAGCCATAGGTGTCAAATGATACCCAATACCCGCGCTACCTGAAGCTGATTCTACATCACAAAGAGACGGTTTCACCAAACACGAAAACTTAATAGTTCCTGCAGTGTCAGCTGTACTCCAATTACTCAAACACAAATAGGATTCTCTTTGAACTATATGAGGGATAGACAGTTCATCCACACCCTCAGGCATACCCAATATTCTGGGATCTATACTCAGTTCGTTTTTCGGATCCAGTGTAAGTTTTTCAACAGGATACCCAATTTCAGCACTAGCCAATTTTGGAAATGGTTCACTACGAAATGGTTGCGCATCAGATATAACAGGTACATTGGTGAATCCAAAGAGTGAGGCAATAGCTCCAACAGCTGAAGCACCAATCTTAGTAGCAGTGGCAAATCTTCCAATGACAGGGATAGATTGTAA